TCATCGCAAAGCTGTCTATAATACGAAATATCAACAATGTCAAGACCACCGTTCTCACGAGCTATCTCAGACTCAAGCCAACGATATCCAGTAGAACCAGTGACATTAACATACTTATCACCGCGTTTGCAGACAAGTACACCTCCGCCAGCGCCAGACTTAACAGGTGTGAACTGACCAACGTTTCCAATGAAGATGTAGTTATGACCCTTGGAAATATCTTTCTCAAGTTTAAGCAACTCTTCTTCTGAAGCGCCTTTCTTGACAAGTTTCTTATACTCTTTCTCCAAATCAGAAACATCAGGCAAGTCTTCGTTCATATCCAAGTATATCGGACCCGTTCTTGAAGACTTAATCTCACAACAATCATTGAAGTTGATAGGTTTGTCAGCGAAGAGAGTCTTAAAAACATAAGGAACTGCAAACTGAGTACCGGTCGCAGTCCATGGTGTTAATATCTTTTCGCCAGTATTGAGTTCGTACTCGTGTTCTCCGTCAGCGTACTTAGCAATATAAACTGCATCGTTCACGAGACACATACGTTCATATGTTGCCTCATGCTCGAACTCGTAACCGTACTGACGTGCGAAGTCAAATATAAACTCCTGAAGTTCTGGTGTTGCGTCAGGAACCTTTATACTATCAGTCTTGATGTGCGCAACATCATAACCCTTCTTCTTTATCTGGTCTACGAGTGTAATCATGAACAAAGCACCACGTTTCGCAACGATGTTGTCGACGTTACGCGGGTCTCTGCAACGGTTATCGAACTTTGCGCTTGTCAGGCCGTACACCGCATTTATCGGTACCTTCAGAGCCTTACTGAGTTTCTTGAGCGGAATACCAAGCTTGTCAGCAATCTCACCAATGCGTCCGTCGAACATAGCTCTTGCTCTTTCTTCGTCTCCGTGCTTGATGTAAACTCTTGTATCAACGAGACTGAAATATCTTTTAGTGTATCTATCACCAAAGATGTTAAGAGCCTTAGCGCTATGAGGATGCATCGATGTGATATCGTCCAAGAAAGCATTAAGCCATATACCTGGTTCACCATGAGCCCAGCCACCTTCTCCAACCTCGATACCCATGTAGGTTGACTTACCATCCTTGAACTCATATCCGGGGAACAGCTCACTCAGGTCTGTGTATACGAACTCGTCCTGAGGGTGTTTGTCATCCCCAAATATAATTTGCATGGTATGTGCGTTTGTGCTATGGTTTACAGTAAGACCTGACAACTCAGCAAGAACACGTCTCGCATTCCAGTCGTCTTCGAGATAGTAGAAGCACTTCTTAGTAGCCTTAACATCCCATTTGCAGTAAGCAACGACCTTCTCTATTAAGTTCTTCGGGACAGGCGTATCCCAATCCAAACCTAATTCAAGATGGTGCATGCCCATTGCTATTTCGAACTTCTTCAGACTCTGCTTCGTATTACTAAAGTCATAAATATCTGTGTAAGACAGGTTGTATGCTTGTCCAAACTTCGCAGTACGGTCACCACTGATGATACGCTTAGAGAGCTGATACAGACCTTCTACAGAATATCCCATCATCGCTGCGTAACAGATGTGGTTGTCGTAGTTAAGGTTGTTGAAACCTATCAGTCTGAATGAATCAATAAGCCATTCAACGTCGCTCGGTGATGGATTGACCATTGCGTTGACTTCGTCTGAGTCGTCACGCATGTAGCAGATTACGAACAGGTTTGGGAATATCTCAATGTCGTAAAAGGCAATTGGTCTGTCATCAGTTTGAGTCAAGTAGTTCTCAGTTATTATCTGAGTTTCTTCTTCCTCAAAAAGTTTACACTTCCACTTAATATCTTTTACTAACTTGATACACTTCTCTGCCTGGTTTGTGCTTCCGTTTGCAAATGCTAGGACTAAAGACCGCATGTCGGTACAATCGTATGTAACGCCACTATCGTAAGCTTTCTGAAGCTCTGATGCTATGAACTGAACTTCTGGAGCCGTCTTACCGTGATGCTCCTTACGCAATGCACGTTTGATAAACGCATGCAGTCTCTTGTCATCCCATACGAATTCTGAGGATATCAATTTAACATCATCTCCTTTAAGAGGCAGCCCGCTATTTATATGGGCTATAGGTAGTTCATTGCAGTAACTTAATCTACGTCTTAAAGAAGAATTCCCATTAAATATCTTTACCTCAATATTGTTATCAAAGATTCTTGAAAGTTTGTCAACGTCTCCATCGTAAATATAATGCAAATGTAAACCGTTTCCTGATTTACTGTATTCTGCGTATGTCTGTGGAAATTGTTTCGCTGCTTCCAGACACAAGTTGATGTCCTTTTCTCCAGACTCATTCGGAATATCAAAGTCTATTGCAATGTGTTGTAACGGAACTTTAACATAATGAACTTTGTCTGTCTGAATATCTTTCAACTTAGTTTTAACATTCACCCATTTGTATGTAGGTGTGCCTTCGTCTGTAGCATACTGAGCCGGCATATCAACCATTTCTTTATCAAATATACTAACAGTCGAATTCAGTTTAAGCCAGTCTGGTAAATCTTTTATTTCAGTCTTAACTTCTAAAACTTTTTCAGATAAAGGATTTATTGTATCCGACTTAAAAGGATTTGTTAATCCAAACTTCTCAAACTTAAAACCTTTGAAATATCCATAACATCTCTTACCTGTTTCTGGTATGATGTACTCGTTATATACCTCGTCGAAGTATGCTCTCAGTTCCTTACGAAGCTCTGTACGATTGTGTGGATACTGGAGCTTTGCCATTTCAACGTACGCCTGGTATGCAAGCCAAATATCTTGTAACTTTGCGTCTGGTGATTCAGCGAAAAGATTATACAAGTTTTCCTCAAGAAACGCATACACATAGTTTGTGTTACGTAACATTCGTACCGGAACGTAGTCATCATACTTTGTCTTGTTATGGTTATACACCTGAAGACAATGATACGCGATACCTCCGAGTTCGAAGTCAATTTGTTTCATGAGTTCATTGTATCTCTCGGTTGGTACTGTTCTGCCCGATGGTTCAACGTCTATCAACCTTCTAAGTATACCAGATTGCGAATCCGTTATTCGACAATCATAGTTACTACCAGCAAATATCATTGTTTGAAAACTTTGTGTAAACAAATTTGTATACTTTTTATTAACAACAAGTGGTTCGTGAGATATCAACGAATTCAAATCAGTGTTGTCTATGCATTTGCTAAGGTCTGTATCATCTGTTACTGCAACGAGTGGATTATTAGCAATGGATTCAAGCGCGAAATCATTTCTACCAGTCACTATTCTTTTTAAATCTATAGTGCCACAATAATTCTGAAAGAGTTTTCTAACTATTTTCAGAAATGTAGACTTTCCTGATTTAGGTGGACCAGATATCAATATCATCTTTTGAATCCAGACACTATCGCCAGCGATGATGCTCCCTATGGCCCATTCTATTTTTTTCAGTTCGTCAGGGTCATATAGCGTTTCCATTAACTCTGTGTATGCCGGAATATCACTCTTTGACATTGCATAATTAAGAGACATGGTCGAATAATCTTCACGCTTTGGAATCTGATTGGCAAATATTAATTTACTGTCGAGGGTTTTGTAGTTGTCATACCTTTGCTTCTCGACGTATTTTATCCAGCTATCAACCACACCAGTATCCACATAATACATCAACAAAGGCTTGTATGCTGTGTCTTCTCCTTGATGTTCGCGACAATACTTTCGAACTTCGTCGTCTATAATATCAACGACATCATCAGGGTCAGTAGACCATTTTCCTTTCTCAGGAATATAAATAGCATAAAACTTTTTTCCTTTAATCATCAAATCTTTCGATTTAATCGACAAAAACCTTGGTTTAACATAATAGATTCCTTTTGTTAATGTTTTGGAAATCTCAAAGAAATCTAATTTAGACAACTACACCACCTCCTTTCTGTATTATTCGTACGGGTTATTCTTCATCCTCTTCGCCCCGCATACCTTCCACACAACCGCGAAGTTTCTCAAGCAGCTCTTCGTCAGCTGGAAACTTTTCAGTAACACTTTCGATAAGAGCTTCTTTAGAATCAGCGAGGTCTTTCCAAGCCTGCTCCTTCAAAACTTCCAGTTGCATAAATTCTGTTATGGCATCCGACAACTTTCTCATAGCAGCTCTCTGCTTAATCATAATATCAAGGACCTTCTCGTCAGCCTCTAATGATTCAGGCGGGGCTATGCCCATGAGTGTTATGATGCGAGACATAGCGACACCCTGCTTCATGTTCGCAATCGACGCAGACAGGTTATTGTCCATTTTTGCTGTGGCAATATTTAACTTAACAAGCCATTCTTTATTATTGAAATCGTTACTCATCAATATCTTCCTCCAAATTATCAAATTCATACTCAAAGTTTTCGTTTACGTAATAGTTGACCTGATACCAGTAATCAACTTTTCTCATGTTTTTGGGCGGGTGCTTCAAAGGAAACGGCCCGCCTTCGCCGGTAACACGGTAACGTCGATTATTGAAAATATCAACAATGGTTATTACTGCGTTTTCGTCATATGCAGGATTCGTATACATGGTCAGACCCATGTTTTCAAGCATAAGCCAGAACCATTCGCGGAGTCTGCTGTCATGCTTACTATCATAGAGAATATCATCCATATTGCGGGCAATACAAATGAGTATCTCAAGAACGGTTGGCGGAGAAGTTACAGGCCAATCACATTTCTCACGCAAATATCTTACATCCTGAATTAAGTTTACATCAGTCTTAACTTTAACAATAAACTCTTCAGAATATAAATGCCTGAGAAGGTTTTCGTAACCATAGCCATCTACTATCTCCACCAACTTATTGAAGTATTTACTATCCTTCAAATATCAATCACCTCCGAGGATTTGCGGTTGCGATATCGTGCTCAATTATTCCTTCCATTTCTCCTTTAGAACAGTTATTCCAAAGTTCTGAATCATAGAAAGGAATCAGAACGAGGTCTTCGTCAGCGCATCCCTTGTCGTACGGATAGAGGAACATTGAGTGAGGTAGCGTTGTGTATGCGATGAGATAATATTCTTTACCTGATTTAGACTTATGCCTAACAAGTCCAACCTCAATGTTAGTATATCCATAATACTCAGCGCCTTCCTTCGTCCAGCCGGCGTCGTCTATGGCGTCGTCTTCGTCACAGCCCAAGAACTGCAACCACTGGTTGAAGCCAGCCATACCATACTCGTGGAACGCTCCATTGATAGCGTATGCCGACGCCCAGAAGTTGCTCTTTGTTCCAGTGAACCACTGTCCTGTAATGCTCTCGCAGAATATCACTTCATTCTCAAGATGCGGAATGTCCGGTACATGGTCGTTAAGATTGTTTGATTCACTAACAGCCGCATCGTACTTAGCAAGTTCCTCAACCTTACCTATCCTCTTCTGTTCCTGAGAGCGATACGTCTGGAATGTCTGAAGCGTGGTCATAGCGAGTGTGAGAAGCGCTGCCTGCTTCTTTCTACCAAACACATACATTGCTGCGAGTGCTGTATATGTCAGAGCTGTAGCACCAACAGCAGGAGCAACAGGCATTACTGACTTCTTTACTTTCTCTTTCTTTGTCAATGTGTCATCATGGACAATATCATTAACCTTGAGAGTAGCCTTCGCTGTCGTGAAGATTGTGAGACCGACGCCAACAGCCGCAGCACCCATAGCGATTTCGACTGAATGTTTACTGCAAAACTTAACAGCTGACTTAAATATCTTATCGAATACAGGTGTCATCTAGATACAACCTCCTTTGTAATATTGAAGTCAATCATGAGGAACGGATTGCGCACCCAGATTTCATCTACGTCGGGGTCTGATGCGAATTCCTCAAATATCTTTTTGCCGATGCACTCGTCTGGGTCTACGAGTATGCCGTCTGAACCGGCTACATCACCTGCGTCAGGATGATAGAACAGGTAATTCAGGTCGAAACCCTGTCCGTCGTAATGCTCATCTTCAAGGATTATGTATGGGTTATCCTGCTCTATATGCGTGCGTTCGATTGCTTCACGGAACTCATCTGAATTCGGGTCGAGCTGGGCAAACGGATGAGGGTCTGCCGTCTGATACTTCTTGGCCATTTCCCTCATTTCACGTCTTTGTTCACGGACTTCTTCACAATACTCATCGACGGCATCCTTACGAATATCTTCCTCGTGAGTTGTTACTACGTCCCACTTCTCGCGCATTGCTTTGCGGTCCTCGTCGAGCTGTTTCTGAATATAAATCTCAGCCTTGGCTCTTTCGATTTTCTTTGTAATGAAATACGTAGCAACACCAGAGATTGCAGCACCTGCTACGAATGAAATTGCTGATAATAATTTAGTATTCATGTGATAACTCCTTTCTTAAATATCAACCACGTATAAACTCAGGACAGTCATTTACGTGGTATGATGTGTATTCGCCTCTGTTTGTTGGGTCTGCGTCCCAGTGTTCAACCGGCTGACGTTTGTCAATCCAGTTGCATCCTCCGGTAATACCTTTCTTGCAACACCAACAGAGTGTATGAGTCGCAAGATGCGGTGATACACAATCACGTATATGCTTTTCCTTGCTCATTGTCACCTCAGCATCGTGGATATCATCACACTGCTGGCAATGCTTAGGGCAAGTCATACATTTCGATACGTTTGTGTATCTTGCTTTTGTTTCTGATACCTGAACTTTCATTTCTTCACTCATCTTTGCCATAATATTCCTCCTTATTTCAAAAACGTTTAAGAGATGATAATAATGGGAATCATAAACCCAACGATTCATATGCAGAGAACTGCATGGTCGTTTACTTACTGTATAGGTCTATACGTTATTACCCCGTATATCTACCTTTATTATCATCTCTCTACATAAGCCATGTTTTTCTTGAAGCTTGCGCATTTCGTGCCAATACAGTCAAAGCCTGTTAACTCACAAAAATATCCATTGGTATTGTAATGCTCACATTCTTCATGCGATTCAAAACTTTTCCTAAGAATATCATTCTTGCATTTAGTGCATAACGGAGACTCATCAGGTGTGAACTCTCCGCAGCACGTACATATACCGTTCATAAAATATCACTCCTCTAATAGTCCACTCCTCTGTTTGTCTGCTGATGAGAACTTATTATAGCATTTCATACATATAAGTCCGAAATCACTCTCACCTTTCGGTTTCCCACACAGCAGACAAATATCCGAGGTTTTCACTTGTAACCGTTCCGACTTCAGTTCCTCAAATCGTGATGTTGCCATCAATATTCACCGGGATGTAGGCAACATACTCGCCGTTTTCCTTGACTATGCGTGTCTCGCTTGTAATATCAATACCTGTTCGCTCAGGATTCTGTATCTCGCTAAATCCCTTGCCAGAATATCTCTGTTCACGAGGCATTCCCATGGCGTCGATGAGCTCCATGAGATACAGATGCTTTGTGGAGCGAGTCTGGTAGATAATATCACAATTCCTCTGAACAATGTCGAGATACTGCTTTATATATGACGGGTCGTTACGCCATTCGCGGCATGTTGCATCGAACACAAGAACAATCTCCTCCTGAATAGGGTTGAGTGTTTCGTGCTCCTCTGCGGTGATGTTGCCGTTTTCATCCACATTCTCAACAACTTCAGTAGAACGTCCGAGGTAAATATCACGTTCTGCTTCCTCGCCATACTTATCGACAACCCTCTTACGGTACGTACGGAATGCTGCAACTGAAGCGTTGTATGATGCTGTCATAGCGAGGAGGGCACGGCACTTCATCTTATAACCGAGTAATATCATTGATGCTGAAAGAAGTCCCATGCCGATGGGGAGTGCATATGCTCGCACAGTGTGTCCTACCATATGTTTTACGAGTTCCTTACGGTCTGCCTCTGCAACATCTTCATCGTACGATGCGTAGAGAGTCGGTTCATCGTCTGTTGCACCCTGCTCTACAACAATCTTTGCAGACGGGTCCTGAACCATCTCATCTATTTCCTTCATCTTTTCCTTATCCTCACGATAAATTTCATGAAGAGCGGGAGTCTTCTTTACCGCGATTACAGCAGCAGCGACACCAACGCCGATGCCGCCAACAACCAGTGCTGTTGGGATATGCTTAGAAGCCTTAACTCCTAAATCAAATATGAATGACTTGATACTCATTATTGAGTCCTCCTTAATTATTTATGCCATCCGTGTTAGGGATGATGTTTATGCGTGTAATGTTGCAAATCGGGTATCCTATCTGTCGCCCGTTGCTGAGTGTGACTGTCACGAAAATATCATCTATTCGTACAGAAACATTCTTGTATTCATCCTTAATACCCTCGCGAGCATTGATAAAGACATCGTACTTAATTCCCTTCTTAATATCCATCAATCAAGCCTCCTCGCTCTCGGGAATTCGATAATATATCCACCACGAACGGAGTCGACATATGCTCTATCGAGGTTAGACCAGCCCCAGTTATTGTCGATTGACTGGCTATCTTCACCTACGAGCTGATAGAATATTGAGACAGACACCGCACCGTAATCCTCGATATAATCCTTCATATCATTGAGCACAGCAACAGCATCGGCACGACTCGTCATGACAATATCACTGAAATCATCATAGCGATTGCGCGGTCTGCGTCTGGGTTCGTCATCGTCGCGCCTATATATGCCACTTCCTCGTGTGGCATAACGACCGCGGTCATTGCTTCCGCTTCTGCTACGAGCCTCACCGAATAACAACATGTGTGTTCCGTTGCATATGATGTCATCAATGAGGTTCTTTATCGCAGGAAGGATTACTTCACCGAGAATATAATCCTTTACGTAGGACGGTTCCTCTTTGACAAATTCGCCAACGATAGAAGGATTCTGCTTACGCTTAACAATATCACCCTTAACCACCTTATCGACCTTATCAGGCTTGGGCTCAGATGTATTGTTTATCGGCATTTTCACTTCAGCCATCAAATATCACTCCTTCCTTAAAGCTTTTCCGTGGGATTAATATTGAATCCCATTATTAGATACGTTCGTCCATCCCGTTGCAACGTATCTATGATTTTGTATTCAAGTTCGACTGGTCCCTTCCACGTGGTCCATCCATAAATGTCGCCGTATCTGCGGACTGTTACCTCATCGCCATAACCTTTTACTCGGATGAAATCGAAGAAATCATTTATGGACAGCTCATCGTTACGACGGATAGCCGCATTTGCTTTACCAACACCTTCGATTATTCGTGTTGGTGTGGTTTCGAATTCATAACCTGTCCAAGCGTCATGATACACGGTGTCACCCTGAATATCATTGTTCGGGAGTGGTTTCTTTTCTTCTGTCTTCTGAGGCTGATTGTTAATTCGGTCTTTGGCTACTGCGCCCTGAATTTGTTCGAGAGCAGGCTTGCCATACTTCTCAACAATCTTTTCAGACTGCGATGTGAGGGCGTTTGTTGTGAGTGCAAGTGCCGCTTCGAGTGCAGCACGCTTCTTTGCGCCAACTGCTGCACCGCCAACTATTGCGGCGCCTGACACGAAGCCTACTGTTATGGGTTTCCAGTAGGCCTTAGCATAGACCTTCGCCTTTTCAAGTACAGTGAGGTCCTCGCCCTTATCAGTTGTCGCTCTGTCAATAGCTAGGTTTGCCTTTGGTGTGGCCTTTACAGCCATTACGCCTGCAAGCACCATACCAGCGATGCCTGCTCCTGTGAGGATACCTGGTGAGCGCTTTACGATTGCGGCACCAATTTTTGCAATTAATCCAACTGCCATTGTGATAACTCCTTTCTGAATTTGAAAAACGTAAGAGAGGTGCTCATATTCCTCTCTGTCTAGGACGTGTTTTTTCTCAAATATCAAACGATGTCATTGTCTGAGTATGCTTTGGCCGCCTTTAACTTCTCCTGCTCTGAAATATAAAGACGGAGTGCAGTGTTTTCGTTTATAAGCTCAAGACATTCGTTTCTGAGTGTTCTAAGTTCGTCATCGTACAGCGCTATCTGAGCGCATTCAGACCAATGCTTGTCTTCGAGCTCATGTTTCTCGTTAGCAAGTCTCTGCGCAGTCTCGGTCATTCCATTAACGAAGCTTTTATCGTACATATGTTATACCTCCTTATTCAAAAATCTTTCAACACATTCAGCACAATCCTTTGGATACGCCGTCTGCCAGCAGCGGTATTTGTTTTCGTCATAAATATCTTCTCCTGTTATGTTCTCAATAATACACGCGTTTTCATACGGATTGTTTATTGATAAAAGAAAGTCATAGAGATTTGTCTTTAGAATCTTTTCTCTATTATTCATATGTCATACCTCCTTAATCAGTCATATTCATTATTGCATTAATCACATCATTATCAGGGATGATGGCAAAGTATTCGGCATCATCAATGAAAAATATTCCTGTTCCGGCATAGTCTCCGTATTCTTCATAAGTTTCCCTTACGTATACAACAAACTCGACTTTCTTTAAATAGTCAGAAACTTCTTCGTTAGAAAGTTCTTTAAACTCTGTTATACCGGTATAGTATTCCACCCATGTTTTGTCTAAATACTCCTTAGCGAATATATCAGAATATGATAAATAGCCGACAACAATCTTACCTGTTGCTCTTTTTATAAGCACACAACCACTTTCTTCAAGCGTTTCTAAAGTTTCAACAGGGATGCAATAAGAGCTTATCCAATTGATTTCAATAATATCTGTCATAATATTTCCTCCTTAATATTTCAAAGAATCGGAGGACCTGTTCAAAATATAAACAAGCCCTCCTTGTTGTTAGATTAAATTCATATCACGAAGTATGGCCCCTGCATCTTCACCTTCTGTACGGCGTGAAGCATACGTCCACTTCTCCGTCGTTGTCATAGGTCTGTTAAGGTAGTACCAAATACCATTTCTTCTGTCGTAAACTTGCAGTTCCTTGCTTTCCTCTCTGTCCATCTCTCTCGCATGAGTGTTTGCGTTTTTAACATGAGCATAGGCATTCGCGCCTGCTGTCATGATTTTAATTCCGCTGCTCACGATGAGCAAGGTAGCCAGAGGATGGTCAGCGACAAAGGTGCCGATTTCCTTTACAGCAGAAACAGTTTTGTCTTTTACTTTTCTGTAACCATCCTTTACTTTCTCACTGAACGGAGTCTTAGTTATTACTATCTCCTTCACCTGATTGCCGTCCTTGTCGGTGTAAATGTTTGTGATTTTTGCCATTGTTTTATCCTCCTAAATATAAATTTATTTGAACGGTCTCCCGCTCTACTTAAGCCATGTTTTTCTTCAAATCCTCATCGAGAGCAGCTTTTACAGCAGATGGTATCTTAACCTTGTCACTGACGCCAGCTCTCTTCTCAACTTCCTTGCGCATCATGTATGCACGGAGCTGATTTTCGTTGAAATCCTTCATTTCTCCTGTGTAATATATCTCGCCGTCTTTGTGACATCTGAAGAACTTTTCTTTCAAAGTGAATTCCTCGCCGTCAAGTTTGTACTTCTGGTCTTCGAACTCAACCTCGTATGTATGCTCTCCGCACATTGGGCATATTGGACGTGATTCGTTGACTGGCACATTATGGTATTTGTCAACCTTCATTCTGCGTTTCATCAGTATCCTCCTTTAAAACATCAGGAATGTCGCACTTGATTAGCAGCTCTGTTTTCGTCAGTATAGACGGTTTGTCGTAAATATCCAGCTTTAAATCTGTACTGTCGTCACTCATTGTCTGGATGTAGATAACTCCATCGTACTTGGTTTTATTTAAACCAAATATCCAGCACACAACATCTGGTATACCCCAGAACACAAGTGACATAAGCGCTACGAATGCGAATATGTATTCAATAGGATGTTCGCCGTTAATGTAGAATACAACCGCGAGTATGATTATGCCTAAAAGTCTTAATGCTGTTTTCATAAATATCACTCTCCTTTAAACAAGTTGATAATGTCCTCGCTTGATATGGAACCACTAAGGTCAAGTTTATCCTGAATTAACTTAGCAACTTTCTCTATTTCTTCTTTCGATGACGTGAAAACCAGATTTGTAGTTGCGTCAATAAATTTCATAAAAATATCCTCCTTAATAATTCAAAAAGATTAGGAGGCGTGCTCTAAATGAGTTTGCCTCCTGTTTGTTTCACTTAATGTCGATGTTCATGTGATATCTCATAAATTCTTTGTATAAAAATTCCTGATGCTCTCTTTTTTCTTTAAGGAAACTTTTTACTTCAACTGTAAAAAATGCTCCTATAAAAAAGAATACACCAAATATTATTATGAACATATGAAATGTTGACATAATATCATCTCCTTTCTATATAAGACGTGTTTTTTATAGAAAAGAAAAGGAAGGGAGCCATGTCTGACTCCCATTGTCCTTTAGCCCTCTTCAGCCGGGGCTTCTGGCTCCTGCTCTCCAGCAGGTTCTGTGGTGTAGGTCTCTTCGTTTCCATTGTTCGCACAGAAATTGTCAAATTCCTTATCGAACTCGTTGTTGGCAGTTGTTACCTTGTCGTCCTTGCCCTTAGCGAGCGAACCTGCTATCGCAGCTCCAACTCCTAATACGCCCATAACGATTCCAGCAATTCCTGCTGCCTTAGTTGTGTTCTTCATAAAATTTTCCTCCTGTTTAAATATAATAGTGTAGAGACCTTCTCTACCTATATAGACCGTGTTTTTTCTGAAAACGCAGGAGGCGTGCTCTAAATGAGTTTGCCTCCTTTGTTTAGAAATTAGTCTTCTTTTTCCTCCTTTATCATATCCGATTCCATTCTCACGGAAGTTATTAAGCTTGGTATCTGCTTGTAGAAAATGAACATAGCTCTCGCGGCTTCACAATTCCTTGTTGTCACAGTCAGAACGCTATCTGTCATAACAGAATCTAAATCGATTTTGCTATCACCGAAAGCCTTTGCCATAACTTTCTTGAACTTTTTTGAGCCAGCTTCGGAGCTCCATTTTTTCAAGCTTTTCTCGTAAGCTTTTGGATTTTCTTCCTTAAATTTTTTGTTTTCGTCGATTGTAATTATGAATTTCATAGAATTCACTCCTTTCTATATAGGACGTGTTTTTATTGAAAAAAGTGAGGGGAGGTTTACTTTTCATTTATCTTTTGTCGCAAAAATGACACCCCACATATTTGCAAGGCTGATTATTGCAATAATAGAAATAATGATAATAGTAATCACCTCCTCTATATAAACCGTGTTTTTATTGAAAAGAAAAAGGAGAGACGATGCTCTCCTTAATTGAACTTAATGTTGTGCTCTTTATAAAAGTCTTCCGCTGCTTCGTCGACGCATTTCTTGCATCCTTTAACTTCGGTAGTTCCCATTGTAAATATATATGTTCCACGTTCATGCATGATTGCATGACATTTCTCACAATATTCAATTGGTGTTCCTCCGTTATAGTAACAAAGTTTGCCATCGACTATTGTAGCATAAACTGTTTTTCCTTCACAGTCAATAACTTCAATTTTGTTATCGTCTTTCCTTCCACAGCTCGCTAAGGCGGTTGCTGCAAGTACCAGTGTAGCTAATGTAATTAAAACTTTTTTCATAAAATTACCTCCTTAAAATATAAAAGCTTAATTGGTTTGCTTCCTATATAGGAGGTGTTTTTCCTGAAAAATAACGGGAACTGCGAAAAAAGAGGAGGCCTGTACGATTTGTACAAACCCCCTGATAGGTCACTTCTTCCTCATAAAGAGGTCAAGTGATTTGTTGAATATGTTTCTTTCACAGCTTTCCTCGCTTGCTGAATACTTCATTTCCTCTTTAGAATGAGCCGCAATATTCATTCCGTTAATGAATATCATGGCTCCAGCGCCGACCACAGTCCCAACACCTGTCAGGACAAGACTGCCTACCTTACAGATTCTGTCAACTTTGCTTGTTTTTGTCTCCGCTTTGACCTTCTCAGTCTCAGCTTCAACCTTCACAAGTTCAGCTTTCGCTTTCTGTAATTCTACAGTCTTAATATCCTTTTCAATGCCAGACTTTTCGGCGCAGTCAGCCATTTCCATCATTTGAAATGCTTCAGCTGCATCCTTTTTAGAAACGAGTTCGTTCAGCTTATCGAGCTGTGCTTTTCTAAATGTTTCAAAGTCCATCCTCTTTTCCTCCTTTCCTTAAAATTGGGAATAAGCTCCCTGTATAGGAGGTGTTTTTTATGTTACGGTACCACAAAATATACAAGGTTCACAATAAATGTATTCTGGTCGCCAAGTATTTCGTCGTATGCGTTGAATATCTTAAGTTCGTTGTCACTATCGGTTATAGACACGTATGGAACATCAAGCTGGTCTGGAAAATATCCTGGGAACATTGCCTTTGCAGCGCAATTAGAAGGAATCAGGTCGCTCGGAAGTGTGGCTAGCACAATACCTGTGTCGGGAACATCCGGGTCGTAACCTGTTCTTCCATTTGCTTTCTGAATACTAACAGTAACCGTCGCGAGCATACCGTTATAATACGCTTTAATTTCGTACGCGTATTCAGTATTTGGCGTGAAACCACTATTTGAATAATCACCAATTATGAGTGACGTCGTATCATTATTAACCTTCTCAATAGCGTCGTGTATTGCTGTACGCATCTCGCTACCATATATAGCCGTCGCTATAGTCTGAAGTTCGTTAGCTATATCAGCCATAAATATCACCCTCCTTTATTCATTCGATTGTTCGGTCTGGTCTGTTTCCGTTCTGACAAGCAAACCATCTTGGAAATAGTAAGTCGTATTGTCAACCTTAAAATGTGCGGTTGGATATGTTTGTCCTTCGCCAGCGTCAGATACGCCCTCAAGTATTCCGTTATGAAAATGGAAATTCTTATTACCAGCTCTGTATGTATGACTACCTGGGTCGTACAAATGTACCTCATTACCATCATACCAAGCAAGCCCCTGTGTCTGCATGATTATATAACCCGGAGCAAACATTGATATAGATGTATAATATCCAACATCAGCAACCGATGAACCTCCGTATATACACGGTCTTGTGTTCCAATTTAAGTTATCATCAACACCGTTGTTCGTAGCGTGACCGAAATACAAATGTCCATCTCTTATACACATCCAAGAACCACTAGCTTGAGACTGTCCAGAGGGTGTCAACGGCCATATTTCAACACCGTCAACTCTTCCTTCTGTATCTGGGTCATTAGGGCTACCTATTCTGACAATGTTTTGTCCGTGGTCGTCCTTAATAACCATTCTACCTGACAAATATCCTCCGCCATCCAGCGCCACATAGCCAAGGTCAAGAGTACCACCTCTAATGCGGTCTGCCAACATTGTGCCAGTCGTAATATAGTCAGCAACAATTTTACCGTCTTTGGTTAAAGCAACAGCGGCGTCTGTGTAGTCCTCAGCTTCGCTATGACCCGCTCTCACATAACCGATACCATGGTCACCAAATATCCAGTAACCATTTTCTGACTGAGTGTAGTCTTCGGAATCGGACACAATGATTGCCTGAGTCTCTCCGTTGGGACCATACCTGTATGTAACGTAACTGTTACGTGTGTCAGTGATGTACTCAGCAGCGGAACGTTTCGCGGCGGTAAGTACCGCTGATACGGACGGTTTCTCTGCTATCATCGAGAGAAGTTCAGAGTTGGTTGATGAATTTACAGATGTAAGATTCTGCTGTCGCTTATCTCCTACTGTAAACTTTGTTTCTTCTGGTTTATCAAGGGGTATCTTTATCTGCTGAATCGGCATCTGTTTAGCAAGGCCATAGGGTTCTGCTATAACCATAACACTTTCGCCAACTCTGAGGTTGTTTGCCTTAACGCCAAGTAATGACATGTCAAGAGCTGTGAGACTTACCTGCATACCATCGAACTGGTCTGACTTAAGGTATTGAATAGCGTTATTGTACAGCGTCTGAGCGTCCTTAACGTTGCTCCATTCGACTTTACGTTCAATTCGTCCGTAAATATCAATGGTGTTAGAATCATGGTCGATAACCCAGTATCCATCGTTATGCCGCTCGTTATTAGAGTCATACCAGTAGTTAACGGATTCAACGGTTGTGTAGTCTTCCATGCCTTCATCAACGACTTTAGATTCATATACAGCTATGCCTGTCGGAACTCCAGTTGTACTTGTGCTATCATAACCGCCTACATAAATCGTTATCTCGGCATCATCGGGAAGCATGTTATACCAAGCAGGGTATTTCGTCTCGGTCCAAACAGTCATTGACGACCCATTCTTAGCTTTCTTTAAATAGTATGTCGTTGTGTGCTGCTGACTGTCTGTGTATTTAACACAAGCCATGGCAAAACCAAGATTATTCTGGTCTGTAATGAACACGGTTGCCTTGTCTTTTGTTACAGTATACTGATAAACGAAATATCTAGCACCTTCTTCAACGCTTCCAACGTAAACAATATCGCCAGCGTTATGGTTATCATCGTCGGCCGGCCAAATGACGAATCCTCTACCGTGGTTCTCGGGTGCACCATATGGCGTAGGGGCCATTTCTATCGGTAATCCCTGCGAATTCTTCGCGATAACGGTCTTTCCCGCCTTATCTGACTTTGCGCCAAGAGGAAGGACCGCCGTTACAAGCGAGGAGAAATTATATGACTTAGCGTAATCAACAAGGTTTGTACCAAAGACAATCTTCTGGGTGTTGTTTTCGCCACGGGGAACGGTTTCACCGGTAAATATCAATGTACGAACACCGTCGTGTTTCTCAACATAAACGTGTAAACCATATTCTTTACAAATATTATTTATAACATTTAATGTAGAGTCAAAAGGAATCACAAATGTTAGTGTATCTGTCTCGTATTTCGGTGCGGTAATATAACCAACATCGAACCTTCTGTTTTCAGCGGCTCTCTGGTTATATCCCTTGGTAATATCAATACCATTCTCGTTTACACCTATAACAGCCCATATTAACTGAGTAAGTGTTACATTTTCAAGCTTTGTCTGAACCTGATAAACATCGTTAAGATAAGCAAGTTCTCCTTCACAAGTAACATTATGATTAAGCCACATGTCCTCCTTGAATGAAACCGGGCGACCTTCCCATATCTCTTCACCGTTCTTTTCAACGCGTATCGTCGACGCAACCATCAGCATTTTGTTATACATCACATTGAACGGAGGAAGTGAGAACTCAAGTGAACCAGCCGCGGAGTCTTGCAGGTCAAGGATAGGTTCTATAACCTTATATGCTTCCTCGCCAACGATTGACGAATGCATAAGCTTATCATCGCAGTAAATATCATACTGAACAATAATAGGTTCCTCTGCTTCCGGCTCGGGCGGAGGGGGTGGTTCTGGGATATGGCGCATGATACCAGGCATCATAGGTTCGTATGGTGCGTTTGGTTCAAGACCATTCATCTGCCACATACCTCTTGCAAACGGTTTATAGAAGTTTTTTCCTAACTCTCTTCCTGAAATACTTCCCAATTTAAGTTCATTATCTTCAACTTTGAACCACGTTTTTCCAGTTGGGTTTCTAAGACCATGCTGAACGAAATGCGGACTGTTATCAGGAACAGGATTAGTGCCTTCCATATGCCACGACGCACCATACTCGTATTCGACGCATAGTGTAGCAGATTTTGGAGGAGTGATACCGTTTGTGTCATGAAGTTCAATACGTACTTTTGAAACATTATAAGATGAAACATCTATTATAGTTCCAGAATCCTTGTATCCCAATGACGCAGATATATTAACAAAATTGCCACTATCATTAAAGCAAACAAAAGACCACTGATAAGGAGCGCAATTTACAGTTAGTTCTCTTATTGTTCCGGTTTCTTCAAAAGGTGTGACTATCGAAGCTCGAATCTCAGTTGACGAATCATAATCGCTATAATTTCCAACGTAGAATCCGCCCTGTTCGAAATCCGATACTACAACTTCGGTATAATTGACCATACTTAATCAACTCCTATCGGGAAACCTGTAGCGGCTATGTCCTCCGCGCTTTCCAGCGATTCTGTTGAAATTCCCGTGAAGCCAGTTACATCATTTTTTAAAGAAAGTTTATCACTATTATACAAACTATTTGTATTATTCGTATAATAGGGTGCAAACACACGACCATCATCAACAGTTTTTATATCGGCGTCTATTATACAATTATTAAAAGAGCGACCAATCAGATGAAATATACCACTATTGGTGTACTGAAGTGCTTCTATTTTGCCTACAATTTTTGTATTAATATAGTAACCGCAATTATAACTACTTAATTGAGTAACCTGTAAATCATAATTTATAATACTATCATATATTTCGCACTCATATGAAGTGGTACCAGCCGAATCAAACATTTTAAAATAATTGCATACTCCACTAATATCAATTGTTGTTCTTTTTATTCCTTTCCCATCTCCACTACCAGTGGTTGGGAACACGGTTATAGTATAATTATAACTAAGAGCTTGGGCCGCCGAGAGATTCAATTGTATGCATGAATCCTTTATATAAAATAAGTTCGCAACAACATCCGCCGAAGAGGTGGTGAGTTCAAATACAAAATTGGTTATTATAACCCCTTCAGTTTTATAAAAATCCAAAGGACTATAAGCGTTAATGAACCTAATATTTGTAAGAGTCCATCCATTGAAATTAGTAACACCATAAAGCAATAATTTTGTAACATCGTCTCTATCTAAATATTCTTCAAGGTCTATTGTAGTAGGAGTGCGTACATGTTTGGCATACTTATCGGTTTTTGAATTATAATAGACTTTCATCTTATCTGTTTCTTCACAATCATCATAAATATCAGCTTGCCAAATCTTATTACAGCCCAAAGTAATACAAACTTCTTCAAATGTGTTACAAATATAAGGGTCGTTTCTGGTTCCAGAACCAGAACCAGTAAATTCCCCATTTTCAATATTTTTATTACCAAATTTTATAAAAGTTTCAGTGGTTCTTGACGATGGTCTAACCTCCAAATACTCGTCCCAACTTGAAACTATATAAGGGTCTGCACTTGTGCCACTTCCTGGTACTGCCATCCTTAAAGCCTCCCTTCTCTGTATCGTATACTGAATGTTATGTCTGCTGTCTGGTCATCTGTTGTGATTTGCAAAAGAGTACAGTCGTCATACATGACAAACAGTGGTAATACTATCTCGTCGTCGAATGTTGGTGTCTGGTCATCTGGGTTGTTACGCATATCAGCACGGTTGAGAATATAATCGCGTTTCTTAACCTTACCGTTTTTATACGTGAACTCACCATGAAATATAAGTTTGGAAACCATTGGCGCATCCGATGTCCAGTTGCTTACAACTATAGTAGGAGAAACAGGCATCTGACCAATCTTTCCTGCTAAGTCTGTAAGTTCAACACCTTCCGCTGCTGTTACATTCATGTCTCTGAGTTCGTTTGTGGGTATTACACCGTTTTCAAAGTTGAATGTATCCCAAACCCAATCAGTATCAGACAACATACGATTCATCTTATACGGCTGAAGTTCATAGTCAATTGTTATGGTTGAGTTATACTCACCAGAAGAGAACTCATTTACTGAGAAAACACCTGAATAGTAATACTCAGGTTCATCTTCAAGCACCATACAAAGTTCTCTTCCATGCAAGTATTCTGATACTTCGTTGTAAATATCAATCCAGCGCTTAGCATCTGGTTTGTTGAAAGAGTTCAGAACAATAAACTCCAGTGAGCCTGCTCTACTCTCATATGTTGGATACCCTGTTATAGATTCCGACATATTAACAAACTTATTAGCGCCAAATATCTTTACAATGTTTGTAACTGGTTTAGCAGGAGCGATGGTGGGGCGAGATGATGCCACCAGGCCCCAGTCATCGTAAGTATTAATCTTTGAACCCACCTCGTTTGTAAGGGGGTCAATGAAGAAAAAATCAATAGAATGATACATTATGCATAAACGCCCCTTCCTGCGAGTATCTGTTTTTCACCGAGCTTCTCATCAATACCGTTATACAACGCACCAACAAGAGCTCCAGTATCCATACGTACTTCGATTTTATCAAGTCTTGCAGCAATGTTCTGAACATCAGCTCTGAGACCGGAAATATCAGTCGAGCCACTACCATAAAGACCAGTAGAACCAGCAGAAGAGCCCGCTACATCATAAGCAAGGTCTGAAGAATATCCACCGAAAGATGAGCCAAATGTTGTGTTGCCGTACTTGGACTGAAGGTCTGAATATCCAGAATCTACCTCAGATGTGTCAAGTACAGGCGTTATTGAAAAGTCATCATTATCAGTATTTATACCAAGAAGACCCATGAGGCTGTCAATAAGATTGGTTCCACTTCCTTCAGCGCTGTCTCCACCAATAGAACCAACAAAAGTATCTGTTATCTTTTTGCCTATGGTTTTTGCTTGTGTTAATGCTCCACCAAGGGCGTCTTTCATACCAACTATAGGACCAGTAGCCATGTCTTTACCTGCGTCAACTGTTTCCGGAGGAGGAGAATTTACATTAAGTCCGTCATGGACAAATACATCAAGTATCTTTTCACCGATACCAGACACATTGCCGAACTGTTCTTTAGCAGCTTCAACAAGACCTCCAGCAAAACCGTTTACGAAATTCTTGCCTGCAGTAACCGCTCTGTCTATCATGTCTTCTATTCCAATAATGAAATCTTCCATGATTGTTTTACCTATCTTATACAAAACAGAGCCAGCGGTGTCACCGTTTTCTATACCGAAGTGTTTCTTGAAAGCGTCAACATACTTCTTAACGACATCATACAGGTCCTGACCTGCTTGCTCACTCTTTTCGATAATGCCACCGAGTACATCAGTTAAAATCTCGCCACCTATTTTAATAAACTCTTCATTTAAACGTTCTGATGCTTCCCGCAGCCAATGTAACAACGAGCCAAGAGCATTCACCATTGCTTCTGTCAGTTCATCGCCACGTTCATCAAGGGCCTTAGATACAGCATTCAGCACTGCTATTATGAAATTGACAGTAGCCATCGCCGCTGGTTCTGCCCATTTTGCAAGCTGGTTCAAACCATCAACAAAGGCTACACCAATAATATCAATGATTCTTGTAAAGAGACTGTTTCCTTCATCATCTTTCTCAAATACTTTTTCGACAAGACCAACAATAGCATTTATGATTGCGTATATAGCAACGGCTAACATACTTACAACTTTTTCTATATATATTCCGACAAGGTTTACAAGCATTCCTAACAATTTCTCAGCTAGTGTCGGAATGGCTTCGTCCATAAGCTTTGAAATAACATCAATTACAGCGTTAATAGCTTTTCCTATTGTCGGCGCTACTTCAACTATACCACTCGCAAATATCTCTATCGCCTTTATCAGCTGTCTAGCATTCTCTTTAAGCTTTTCTCCATCGAGATTTGCAAAGGTATCAATAGCTAATGATATCTTAAGTACCGCAGTAGCAATAGCAGCAGCGGCAAATCCTATTGAAAAGATTATCGCAGATATCATATAGCCTATCGAGAAAAATGTAGCAGCTAGAGCGGCCATTACAAGGACAACACCTTCAGCAAGAGCATCATTAGCAATTGCCAAGACGGTTATTAATGCACCAAACAGAACTGTAATAATGCTTATTGCAACAAGTGCTCTACTCAATGCCTCTTTTGGTATCGCGGCGAGTACACCTATAGCAGGAAGCAGTGCGTTAAGCGACGCAAATATCAATGCCATGCCAGCAGCACCAGCGATAAGAGAAGCGAAATTTGGTGACTGACCAAATGCAATCTCAAGCAATCCGACAACACCAACAAGTGCTATAACGGTTTTAACGGCGCTTCCTACAGCATCTGAATTGATTGCAAATCCAGCAACTAATGCTGCTATTGACGGTAAAACGAGATTGAGCGACGCGAACACTATAGCCATACCAGCGGCACCGGTAACGGCTGCGGCAGTATTCGGTACATTACCCAAAGCGCCAACAGCAAGACCAACTGCTGCTATAACGCCAACGAACTCAGCCATAGCAACTGCTGTTCCACCAGGGTCAAGCTTGCTTATGACATAGAAGAACGGAATTACAAGGTTTACAGAAGCTGATAGTATAGCAATAGCGGAACTGAATATAACAGCCTTTGTTGGATTGAAATTATCAGCTACATAACCTATAGCCATCGAAACACCAGCAAGAGTTCCGAGCACAACAAGCAAAGCAGCAACGCCTTGAACAGCAGAACCAAACTTCATATTACCTATTGTTTTAACAAACGGAATGATAGCAAATATTGCAGCGCCGAGAGAAGCAATTGTAACAGCCATCTGCCAAGAACCCTTTGACGGGAGTTTGTTTGAAAGAACTGTTAACGCTCCGAATATAGCAGATATAAATGTTACAGCTATCATCGCCTTAGCTAGCTTTTCATAAGAAAGATTACCAAGAACAACCATAGTAGCAGCAATCATACCAATTGATATACCGAGCTGAACTATTTGGGTGTTGAGGAACGCCGTCTTACCTTCGCCAACGGTCTTATTGTAAAGGACTATTGATGTCGTAAGCATAGCCATTACAGCAATGAGCGCAAGCAGACCTTTAGCAAGAGACTCAGTGTCTATAAGACCAAGCACAGCAATTGACGCAGCAAGTATACCAACACCAACAGCATATTTGATAAACACATCAGCTTCAAGGTCTTTCTTGATTGCACCGGATACTTCTTCTACTGAACCCTGAATGGTATCTATAAAGCCTGTTATCTTTCCGACAATACCCTTAATAGATTCCATCGGTTCCTGTATAGTTTTTATAAGTTTATTAATATTTAAACCTACAACTATAGAAGTTATAAGAGCTACTATAGCACCTATTGACTTAGCTTTACCAAGTAAATCGTCAATATCAAGTGTATATATGAAGCCGAAGAAATCCTCTAGAACAGACCTAACCAGACCCATGATTCCTCCGGTGATATATGACAATCCTTCTGTTTTAATACCACTAAATGCATTCTCAAACCAATGCTTTATTGTTTCAAGAACTTCGGCAGGTTTCTTAAACGGTTCAAGTAGAGCATTCTTAACCTCATTTGCCCAGTTTTCAATAGCAGTAGCACCATTGTCTTCTACAACAAATGGGTCATGCATAACGTCGAAGAATTTCTTTACAACATTTATTATCTTCTCAATAGCTCCAACAATATCAACGCCAGTAACATTCTTAACTTTGTTATTAAGATTATCTATACCATCAGATATAAATTCAAACACTGGTTTAAGTTTTGCTGGGAGTTCTCCTATAAAACTTATTCCGCGTTTAATTATAGAAACTATTGATTCAAATATTTTAATAAATATCTTACTATCTTTAATAATTTGTGCAAGTTTCTCAGCGCCATCTGCTATCTTATCAGTAAGTTTGCTGACTGGAGCATCACCAAGTTTTACTTCTTTAAACGCTGACGCTAAAACTTTTATTAAAGAATAAACAACGGTTCCGACAATAGAAGCAACAGACTTGAATACTCTGTATGCACTATTTGCAATTTTGAAAAGTTCATTAAAGAAATTCTTTAATTTACTGTTGTTCTTAGTAACATTAATCAAAGAGTTTGCAAAAGTATGAACTCTATATGTAAGGTTTTCGAAATCCTTAAATATCTTATTAAATTCAAAAGTTTCAAGGAAAGAATGAAGAATAATATCAGCTACATTCCATATAACTTTACCAAGGTCTTCAACAGTCATCTTTATGTTAGAGAATATGTTTCTTGCACTAATGAGTGTCTGAAGAATCTTAGCTCTAACAATGTTTGCCGTGAATTCTTTCGTTGTTTCAGAAACTTTTTCGCCATTGGTCGCTATCTGATTCTCAACCTCAGACCATTTATAACCATCAGCTATAAACTGGTCTATAGCAGCCTGAGTACGTTTAACCTCATCTTCGCTGAACCCAGCAGCCATAAGGTTATCAATTCGAGCCTGACCATTTCCATATGTTCCTTTTTCCCAGATGTCTTTGGCTGCCTGGAGTTCTTTCTGAGTTAGCTTATCAAGACTAGCACCAAGTTTCTCATTCTCTTCGATAGCTTTATCAGTTTTAAATATTCCTAAAACTTTTTCAAAACCTTCTCCGACATCAATTAAGAAATCAAGAACAGTATTAAGACCAGATGCTATGTCTTTGAAGAAACGAAGGTCTGCTGATTCGGTAAAGAACGTAAATATCCGTGAAACAATGTCCATTAATTTCGTAAGACGTGACTTAAAATCTTCAGTAGCATCATTTCCGTCATCGAATTCTTTCTTTACCTTGTTTATAGCAACTCGTATAGCATTTAGAGGTTTGATAGCAGCATTATAGAAAGGACCATACCAAATCTCACCGATTCGTGAGAGTGCTGCCCTAACGTTTGACATCGCGCCTTGGAACGTGTCGTTCGCCTTAGCCGCCTGGTCTCCGAATGCGTCGTTCATGGCCTCAGCAAACATTGCGAAACTTATCTCGCCCTTACGCTGCATTTCCTGAATCTCATCAGTTGTTTTATTTAACTGTTTAGCGAGAACCTGGGTAACGTTAATACCCCTCGTACTGATTTGCATTGCATCCTGGCCCATTAGTCTGCCAGCAGATGCAATCTGCGAGAAAATATAACCAATCTCTTCGTACGATGAGTTAGTCATTGCCGCTATACCAGAGATAGCCTTAAGCGAATGGGCCATTCCGCCGTACGACTCACCTAACTTTATGCCAGCGGTTGACAACTGAGCGGCAGCTGTCGCCGCAGCATCAAAGCCATAAGCAGTGCCATCAACGGCTGCTGAAATATCTTTCGAAGCCTCGTCCCAAGCAACACCTAATCCTTCGAGTTTAAACTTAGAATTAGCAATATTGAGGGCTCTTGAAGAACCGCCCGAAGTGATTTGGCCTATTGTGTTGTTCCAAATCTGTTTTCCATATCTAACAGCATCGTCAGCAATATTCTTAATAACACCAGCTGAGAACTTGCCAGAAACACCCATCTTTTTATTAAGAGCGTCGATACCGTCTTCAAGTGGTTTAAACACATTTGGATTTATTGATGCCTCAATACGCTGGAAACCGTCTTCGGCACCATCCATTTTAAGCGCTTTCTTAAGTTTGTCTATAGTGTTTATAGACACTTGCGCATTTTTTTCAAAGTTTTTATTATTGAGTTCTAACTCAACTATTCTTTTGTCACGTGACTTGCTCATTTTATCACCTCATCGAGTATGTTATCGGCAATTTTTTGAAATACTGGTGATAAAGCGGGGTTTATGTAATCAACGCCCCTAACATATGTACCAGCCTTGGTAGCATGACCATACTGTAAGAGTATAGCGATTGGCATTCCTGGCTCAGCCATATTCGAGTTATTCCAGACAAGATTATAACCATCATCAGTAGTCTCTATCTCATAAGACCATGACGAAGCGGTTTTGCCTGTGTCTTTAGGCGTTGCTAATTCCAGAGCTTCGACGCCTTCTTTTCCGTATCGCCGAAGCATACGTTTGATGTTCATGTCTCTGAAACTGTCTATGAATGGTAAGCCGTCGGACCATCCTTTAGTTTTAATGCCGAAGCCCATGGAATCAGCACCTCCTTTACGTTTTATACCTTCTTAACGTACTTGCTATCAACAAAGCCTGTTACAGAACCCTGCTGAATAAGCAGCCATTTTGAATTTGCCTTCTGAGTATAGTAGCCCCAGCAACGAACTCTTTCGCCGTTGTAAAGAACCTTAACAACATTGCTGTCTGTGAGAAGTCCTGGAACAAATCTAAGGTTGAGCGCTGATGCAGAAACAACATACTCACCAGAAAGAGTCTCGTCATGAGACTGAGCCGGAGAAACCTTAGAAGAAAAACTTTTTTGAGGATTAACTTTAGAAAGTTTTTTATTTACTTCATCCTGAACTTCCTTATAAACATAGCCAGCTGCTTCGAGTTTGGTTTTGCGTTCATCGCCGTTACCATAATCACCTCTGATTACAGCGTCAACAACATCCTCTGTAACCTTCTTTACAGGTTTGGCTATAGGAAGAGCAGCATTGACAAGCGCCTGAATTGCATCGTAGTTGTAACCAGCCTCAGTGAGCTTGTCTTTACGCTCCTGTCCATTACCCCAAAGTCCCTGAATTACTTCCTTGGCGATAACAGAATCTGGTTTGAGAACAGGAGTCTCGACAGGTTCAGTCTTTTCGCCGGTTCCTTCAGAATGCTTGAGAGTCTTGTAATCGAAGAGAGCATAGTCCATATCAACGTTGGTAGTTATGCCAGTAACTCTTCCGGTATGACTATGCTGATGGAAGTCACACTTGTAGTTCGGTTCGCCCTCAAGGTCTGCAAGCCATCTGAAATAGTCAGGTTTGAATGAACTTCCGTAATTGTATACATTGACAAAGTAATCCTGATTGTAGTAAACGCCTGTTAAATATCCAAGAGACTTAACCTTTTCGCAGAACGCGGTCGTCATCTTCTGAACAGTGGCAGGCGTTGGCTTTATTCCATTCTGTTTATTGAAATAATCAGACGAGTCGTATTCGAAGTCGTAAAATATAATAGTTGTTTTGGGAAGATTATACTTCTTTGCAAGAGATACAGCAAACTCAGCTTCCTTCTCAGCATCAGCAGCGGAACAAGCATAAGAGAAATGGTATACAGCAGGAATATCAATGTTGTTCTTTTTGCATCCCTGTACAGCAACCTTCAGAAACTTGTCCTCAGTATGGAGACCGAATCCGGTTCTAAGAATAGCAAAGTCTATTCCTGAATTCTTTACTCTAGACCAATTTGCTCCAGCCTGAAATTCAGAAACGTCTATACCTTTGTAAAAAATTTTTGACATAAATATCAACTCCTTTTAATGAGTTTATCCTGTTGTGCCCCATGCTTTCTTTCGAGCTTCGTTCAATGCTCTATTGCTAGCCATTGTTTCAGCTCTTGATTGTTTCTGAGGACCTTTGTTTTCCTCATTAGCGACCTTAATCAAAGTGAGTAATCTGTTAAGGTTCCATTGTTCGCATGGAGTGTATGGTATGTTATAAGTCGACATCCAAAAGTAAATCAATTCCGCAGTAATGAATTTACCACCGCCTGGCGTTTGCTTCTTTTGTACAAACGTTGTAGCGGTTTTGGTGTCGTTTAGATAGTCTTGTACTTCTTTTAAATGAGCAGGGGTGATGGCTGACCACACATTCGGGTCAAGCACATCAATGTTTTGTGTCATACACTTTATGTAATCAACATACTGCTCAAAAGTTTTCTTTCTCTTATCTAAAAAAGGAATTTTCCATTTACCTTCCCAATCAGATAGAGAAAGAAGAGTATGTTTCAGTATCAGGACCTGTGGAGGCATGATGATGAAACGTTCATTCTTCTCGTCCCACAAGTCCTGTCCCGAAACTTTCAGTATGTACTCGTCATACATTTGTCATGAGCTGCGGATTCTGAGCAAGAGCCTGCTCTCTGAGTGACTTGGGGAGAATACCGTAGAAGAAGTCTACAAACTCCTTTTCATTTGTAAGAAGTGTGTATACGAGTTCGTCAAATGCAGGAGACTTAGCGAATGCGTCTTTAGCCTCATCAGACTTGTCGAATACCTCAGGGTCATTCTCATCACGTCTGCCATAAGCGGAGAGCACGAGTTCCTCAACGAAGTCGATAAGCTTCTCGTTGTCCTTCTTATCTGCTACCTCCTGAAGGTATGTGTCCATTCCGCCGTGTCCATTGACGAGTCTCATTGCTTCTGTCTTAGAGAGGTTGAAATATCTCTTGACAGTAACCTCCTCGTCATTGAAGTTTGTGTAAGTGATTTCCTTTGCTAACATTGTGATAACTTCCTTTCTATAAAAAGTTTTTAAATATATACATAAAGCGAGACACTGAGAGGGTTAAGTAGTGTGATGTAGTGTGAGAATATTAGTACGAGTATCTCGCTTTACGCCAAATATAAATAGTTTAGAGTCTTTGCGGACTAGATGAAATTACCTTTTTATTGATTTGAAAGCTGAGCCTGCAAAGTCTTAACCATTTCGTAAAGCTCCTGATAGGAAGGTCGATACGGCTGATATTCATGCGAAATGTCCCAAGCGGCTTTGGTGCATATCATAGGATATATAGTGCAGTCTGGAACGGTCTGTCCGGGATACACTCTAAATCGGAACGCATAATCCGTTCCGGTTGATAGTGCTGTTTCTGCGTATGTGTTGTCAAAAAGCCCAACAACATTTGCCATCGAGGGATATAATGCAATCTGCGCCTTATATGTTTCAGCCCCACCGCCCAGCGCGCCGCCTGTTAGTACATATGTACCGGAAGTGTTGACAGAAAATGGTATAACAATATCTGCGTTAGCTGTTGCTGTGCCGCCTTTTATCGTGATTGACTTATCTGTATTAACTGTGTATGAAATATTACCGTAAGGTATTGTGCCAGAAGTTAGTGTATTATTGATATGATTCTTCGCTCCTCCGTCCACAAGCTCCACGAGACTTGTTCTATCTTTTGCTGATAAAACTGTCAACTCCACATTCGAGAGGGCGTAAGGCTGATAGGACTGTGATATATCCCAGTCAGCTTTCGTACATATCATAGGGCTGAAAATTACATTAGTATAAGTTCCAGCAGCGAATCTAATATTAAGAGCATACCCAGTCCCGTTCATTGTGAAAACGTCAGAACCGTTTCCAGTATCTACTGAACCGGTTACCTGACTTCCTGACTTAGTAATTCTAAGTAAGTAAGTGTTATTACCGCCACCTTCAGGACAACCAGAAAGAACTAAGTCTCCTTCTATCGCATTAATGCTAAAGGAAATTGAATTAGCTGTTGCCAGAGTGCCAGATACTGTGTATGTGCCGTCAGTATTCCTTGTACAAGTAAGTCCCGTCGGTACAGATGTCGGAGTACCTATTGAGAGTTTATTCTTCGCTCCGGCATCTACAAGTTCAACGAGCGCAGCCTCGTCTTTTGAAATATTGTTTTTATTAGTCGTAATCTGAGTGACATCAGCGGAATCTATTCCAGAGTTCACCGCCGCGAGCTGTGCTGTTGTGAGAGAGGCCTGCTTGCCGTCGAGTGCTGACTTTACAACCTTGTTCTGAACAGGGTTAGTGGATGTTCCACTAAGAGCAGAATCGACTGTTGTCTTATTAGCCTGTGCTTCTATACCAGCAAGCTTCGATTTCTCATCGTTAGTGTAGTCATTAGTGGAAAGACCCTTGCCAGAAACCGGCTGAACCGCTGTAGCGCCGAGAGCAGCACCGCTTCGGATGGTTGAGAGGTCAGAAATGGTATTCTGCTTTGAACTGAGTGCTGTATCAACCTCGGTTTTTGTGTAAGTGGTGGTCTTGTCAGCCTTAGCCGTGAGTGCCGTGTCAACAGCAGACTTATTGTACACGTCTGATGAATTAGCCTTTGCACCAAGTGCTGTATAAACGCCACCACTAGTTACAGGGTTTGTTGAACTCTCCGTAGGAGCAGAATCGAATGTGAGTTTTGTCTGGAGACCCAAATTAGAACTTGAGTTATTGCCAGCCTGAAGTGTGTGGTTGTCTATCTTCGGCTTTTCGGTGAGAGGTGAGTATGATGTGACACCACCACCTCCACCACCGCCCTCGATGGCTTCTTTGAGTTCCTTGAGGAGATACTCTATACGGCTTCTCGCGGGTTCATCGTATTCGGTTCCGTCGAGGATTGACTGTATAATCTCCTCTGAACGACTCAAGTTTGGAGAATTTGCATAATCATTTGTAGGCATTTTGAATTCCTCCTTTGTTTATAAGTATGAATGTAATGAATAGAGTGACCTATTAACAGAATCATTCGTGAATGGTGTTCTTAATAAGTCACTCAACCCCTCAGCAATAGTACCAAGGGGCATTGTGACTTCGCTTGAAGTTATTAGAGAAGCATAATTTAATGAAATATAATTTAGTGTCTTATCAGCCGTTTGTTGCTGTAAGGATTGTGTAGATGTCCTTGGGAAGCAGAAGCTGAGGAACAGTCTCTGTGATAGGAGGGGTTACTGTAGAGTCTGCCTCACGACCGTAAAGGAATTCCTCGATTGTAGCAATCTTCTCAAGAAGAGCTATCCTGTGAGTATCGGTGGACTGAAGCTTAGCAATCTGAGATACATCAATCTCAATGTGTGCCGTAGGCTTGAGTACCTTGCCACCAACAGTAATCTCGGGGTCGAGAGGTGTTGTGGAAACTTCCCAGCTCATCTCGTTTGCCGACGGTGACTCGTTTACAGTGCTGTTAGCTCTCTCAGAGGGAGATGTTGTGCATCCGTAGATGATGTGGAGCTTGTAAGCATAGTCGTTACCGAGAAGGTCGTTACCTACAAGAGTTCTGTAAGAGAGACCAAATGTCTTTCTGGGCTGCTGTGAGAGTGACATAATGCCAGCCACTGTCTCGGCAGTAATAGCATAAGAACCGTCACACTCCTCCCACTCAACAGGGTATGTGTAAGCGGTTACAGTTGCGCCGAAGTCCTCTGCAGAACGAAGTGAGAGATACTTGATGTTATCAGCCCAGAGCTTTGTCTCCTCACCACCTGAGGGCTTCTGAGTGATACCTGTGATACCGTTCCAAGCAACACCTGCGAGATATCCATTTGCTCTCGGGCCACCAGTGGGGGTATCAGCTGCGGGATAGAGAACAACGTGGTCTACACCTGTCTCGTACAGATGCTCACCGAGCTGGTCCCATTTAATTATACGTCCCATACGTTTTTCCTCCTTGTAAAAAGTTTTTATAGATTAACTTTAAAAAAGTTTTTATTCAACAATATTGTAAACAGACATTTGCAACGAATAATATGCCATGACATGAACAGACATAATTCAGGAGACAATTTACTATTCATATGCGTTAAAGAAGGCTTTTCACCTCCGTTAATAATAAATTGAGAACACGTCATGATGCAGACCATCTGCTACAAAATGTCTGTTATACAATATCGAAGGTAGAGACATCGCTAACTTAGCATTGATTGGTTCATCAGCATGTCTCGATATGACTGTCAGGGTGTATCGCATCTGAAACCGATAAGGCATATTATTCGCGAAATCAGTGTCGCCGGCACTTCGTTCGTATACAATACACGGGTATGACAGTTTAACGGTCTCTGGCGGCTGGAAGTAGACTTTCCCTTTGCCTGCAATTTCTTCGAGCTTTGATTGTAACTCGGCGCGTTTGTTAGAAATGAAGTCATCGGTACTCATTCATCTTCCACCTCCGGTCCGTTGTATACTTTACCGACAGTGATGTTAAGTCTTGGGAAGTTAGGTACAACCGACGTAACCTCCCACTTAACACCTCTATAAGTAACATATCGAATGTAAGCGAGGTGGTCGTAGCAGTACGCATCAGCCACCAGGCTAAATTGAGCATTGATATGGTAGTCAGGATTAACATTATCGCCGAGTTCAGTACGACGCGTATCGCTAGTGATGTCGCCATACATGAAACGTTCTTCGACAATATCATCATAAATACCAGTACCAAGGTCAGCAGATTGGACAAATCCTACTTTACCGGCATACTTCATACGAGTTCACCTCACTCCATTTTGAATCTCAAACTCATTTACTGGGTAAGAGATTAAGTGTTTGCCTGTTATCAGCCTGCTGCGTCCTCAACGAGCTCTACGCTGAATGCAGAGTAAGGTCTTACGAGCATACCGGAGCATCTTGTCTCCATGAGGTAAATCATCTGGTTGTAGTTGATGTCGAAGTCGTCGAACATTGATACAGCGCCGCCCTTGTCTGCACCGAAACGGTAGTCAGTCGGGTTAACGATAATACCAGCGAGCTTACGAGTCTCGGAGCCGCCGCCCTCGACAACAACTGTACGAGTTACGTTCTCCATAACCTCAACGTCTACGAGCTTCTTGAGACGCATTGCCTTAGCAGCATCCGCAGGAGTATCGTACTTAGTGCGACCCTGAGAATCCTCGATGAGAGTGAAGTTGGTTGTCCACTCGCCGCTGAAGTAACCTGTGGGATTGCCGGAGCCCTTGTAATGACGGAATTCCTTCTTTACAGCCTTGATGATCTTATCAGCCTTAGCCTCGTCAGTATCGTTAGCGTTAACATGTACAACGACAGGAATTGTGAAGAGTTCGTCGTCGCCCCAGATAGGAATGATCTTTGTGTGGTCGATGTGGTCAGGTGATGCTGTAGAACGACCATCGCCGATGAGAGCTGCTCTTGCGATTTCCTCGTTGAGCATCATTCTCATTTCCATCTTAATCCATACAACTACATCGAAATCTGTGATGTCGATTACGTCGTCACGGTCAAACTTCTGCTTCTTGTAAATGGTTGTGGGGTCAGTAGAACGGTGAGAGAGTGTGATAACCTCTTCAGCCTTTCTGTTCTTCTTTGTGTAACCCTTAGCACGAGCCTCGTCAGCAGTGATGTTTGCGAAAGTTGTCTTAACTCTGCTGAAAGGAGCATGCTTAGCGCCGTTCATGAAGTCGTCAACCCAGCTGTCGTCTCTCTTGATGAACTCAGGGGGAATGTTGAGCTCACGAGCGTCAGGGAAGAGCCACTCGATGTTGTCGATACCATACTCTGCTGCGTGAGAGAGCACGAAGTCCTTCATAGAACCTACCTTACCCATCTTGATCTTCTCCTTATCGAAAAGACCGTCTGAAATGATTGCATCACGGCAATCAGCGTGTGCGAGTACCTCTGTGGAAGTCTCGTTGTCGAAAAGATTGTGCTTCATAACATCGTCATCTCCTTCATAAAAATCTGAATGTTCGGCTGTATCGCCTTTACCCTCTGCTGCCTTTGCAACGAGGAAATATAAAACGTTCTTCTGCTCCTCAGTCATGGAGTTTATAACGTCTTCAACTGTTTTATCCTTTGTATCGGGCATTTCCTTATCCTCCTTATCGGTTGATTTTGAATCTGATTCCTGAGTACCCTCGTCAGCATGTGCCACGTCTGTAGCAATGTTGAAGGGTTCATAGAAGTTGATTATAGCTTCGTCATCGTACTCTGTTGTGGTGCCGTCAGCGTGTGCGAAGTATGTGTTAACAATCTTAGCACCCTTGTTAGCGCCCGCAAGTACGAGACTTACCTCTTTGATTGAGCCATGGATGACGTCGCCGCCATTCTGCTTGAGCTCATTAGCCCAAATAGACATTGAGTTAAGGTCGCCGTGTCTTACGAGTTCCTTAACTTCCTGAGACCTGGGGTTATTGTTGAATGAACCGTATGCATACATGCCCTTGCCAGGAATGTACTCAAGGTCACAATGCCCAAGGACTGATTCCGGATTGCCATGGTCGTGCTGGTATACGAGCGGAACTCTTACGCCGTTCTGAGCAGCGAATGCGCCATCCTTGATAGTGCGTCCATCAGTACAGAGTATGTCGTTCTTGGTAGCCCAACCATCGAAATCCCACTTAGCCGGTTTCGACATTAGTATCATCCTCCTTTTCTAAACTTATAGGTTCTCCTTCTGGAGTTGGTGTATTTCCTTCTCCTTTCTTGTTAATATTCGGGTTAGAGAGTTCATCAGCTGCGGGGTCATCAGACGGTTTGAATCCGATAAGACCTCTTACTTCGTTCTTCGTGAGAACTTCTGCTGTAATAAGCTTTCCTCCAACTTCTGCTATCTTTGAAGCAGGCATTAACCTGAAAGGATTCCTGAAATACATAATCGACTGGCCTCTCGTCCTTGCTGTCTTGGTAAGGAACTTACGTTTCATCTCATCGACTATGGCTGAGACAATTGGTTCAATCGTACTGTCGTAATAGTTATTGTAAGTCTGCTCATCTGCGGTACCGTCAAGGATTGACTGCGTTATACCCAGCTGTGAGAATAGCATATCAGTCAGATACTGGACCTGAGCCATGAGATTGTTCTCAGCAGGCCTGTTCAGCTGTGTGATGTGCTCCGTGCCGTCGGTATAAGCGATGCCGTATTTTGAATTTGTGAGCTGTCTTTCAATCTCTTTACGACGTTTCTCTGCTTCAGCCCTCTTCGTAGCACCTTTCACTACATACGGGAGCTGAATAATAATATCAAGCTTACCTGAAGAAGTTAATTCATCAACCTCATCAAGCATGTTAAGCTTTCTTGTCAGTCGTCTAAGTGTTGAGTTTGGTTCGTTCATTATCGCATAGAACGGATTCTCAATAATCGCGACTGATTCCTTTGGAACGGTGCGCTGTTCACGCTTTCCGTTTCGGTCATTGTATAATTCGATACGAACGTGGTCTGGATACCATTCAACAATCTTAGCTACTCTCATAGTAAGAATCTTGAAAAGGTTTCCATCGTGAATATCATCGTCAGTATCAACCGGAACGACAGCTATGCAACCTTCGTCGATGATTGACATTGCGATGTCCTGTCTGAACGCTCTTCCTGTCTGGTCTTTGTTGGCCTGAACGGCAAGACATTCATTGAGGTCTGAGTCAATGTCCTCGATGTAGCGCTTCTGGTCATCCAGTTTAACGTGGCGAATGTCAAGCTGAGCTACGTCCGTAGCAATACGGTTTGTAACTGCCGCTATAATAGACCTTTCATTTATAGGAGCGAGCTTAACTCGGTCTGGTCTTGTGTAAGACGCCATACCAAGGTCAGTTCTCCTGTATTCTGTGGGGTCTCTGTTAGAGAACAAGTTCCATGCTCTCTGTAATCTGTCTCTCAGACCCATTGGGTTACCTCCTTAGGGTTAGTTAAAGAACCTGCTTTTTACCGTTATAAGTCTTTTTGGTATCTTTCTTTACAGCTCTCTGAATATCGCGTCCGTAATCCTTTCTGTTCTTCGGAATATAAACGGCGGTCACTGACATACCAGCAGCAGGCATCATCATCGCTGTAAGAGCGGCCGACATTGTCACGCTAACCGCCGTTGACTTAACCCAGTCTCTTCCACGTCGAACCTTTTCATTAACAAGACCGTTTTTGTCATATACGATATTATTAACAGAACTTTTACCAAACTCTTTGACAAGCGAGTTATAATGTTTTTTCATTTCATTAACTGACTTGTCTCTGAGTTTGCGTGTTTCCTTTTCGGTTCCTCTGAGAATACCGAGTTTCCTAGATTCTTTCTCAGTTAATTCGTTCTTACGTCTGCCGCTCTTTGCGAGCTTATTACCGAGTTTTTCCTCATATTTGGAAAGTTGTTTCTGAGCTCGCGAATGCGCGTAGTCATAAGAAGATGCTCTCTTGCCAAGCAGGAAAGCACGCTCCTGTTCACTTTTTATGTGCTTTTTAAGACCTTTCTTGGAACCATATCTATGGATTCCTTCCGATGTTAAAGACCCATCCTGATTCTGGTAACGTCTGATACCCCATTTCATACCTTTGATACCGTAATGACAAAGGTAATTATGCTCGTTGAAATCATTCATTTTGAATTTTCACCTCGTTTACTCAGAACGCTTCTTTGTTGTTCTTGTAAGCAATGTAAGCGTCCATTGTTGCGGCGACAGCATCAATCTTTGCGTCACTTCTCTTCTTCATAAGTTTACGGTTACCATTTGTGTCTTCAAGAGTTATACAGTTTCCCATACAAAACGACATTAGCTCTTGGTCAAACAAAAGCTTTCTGTCCTCAGCAAGAATCTTTATCTCACCAAGAGGTACTGACTCGGTACGAGAACCCTGAGGAACATTCTCAACACCATACTTGGTGTTTTCAGAGCACCAACGTTTAACGAATTCTTCAGCATTGTAGGGGTCGAAACCGAAGCAATTCACATCGTATTCGTTTTTGTTAATGAATCTATCAACATCATCGTAAACTTCCATCATGTCCAGAACAGAACCATTCATAACTATCAGACTTCCTTCGTTTAAGAATTCTTCATACTTAACTCTTAATGCAAGAGGAAGTTTGTTTAACGTTCTTTCTGTTATGTAACAGCGAACCTTTAATCCGAATGTATCTCCAGACAATGGAAACAGAAAAGCAAACGCACAGAAGTCATCGCCTTGTGACATATCAGCGCCCATAGCGCATGGCATCTGCCAAAAGCTACGTTTGCGCTCATGCGGTATTGTCTCGTCATAAGTAAAGAAGTATGTGAAACCCTCCATCGGTAAGCCGAAACGTTTTGCAAGAATGTCGTTTCGTGCTGATGGGTTGTGTTCAGCTCTATCAACCTCTATCTGGTAATCGTCATACTGAACAGTTTTACCTAAATTCGGTTGAGCTTTAATCCACATTCTAGGGTCTGCTACTTCACTTATGTCATCAAGCTTATACCACCATATAGATGTGTGTGGGTCATAGAAATCTCCTTTGAGAATATCCATGAGCTCCATCTTTATTGTATCACCAGCGCCATTTCGAACGGTTCCTTCCGAAGAGATTGCTACCAGAACCCAGTCCTTAAGTTTCTTAGCACCCTGCTCTGCCGCACCAACAACGTCCTCACGAATATCACCAGAAAGCCATTCGTCTATAGTTGTGACAAATGACCTTAATCCTTGGAATTTATCAATAGACATTGCTCGAATCTCAAGTAAAGAACCTGTTAAGAAGTTTTCAATACCTTTCTTCGTTGCTGCAAGTTTGGGTCTATTGATTCGTGAACCTGTAGTATTTTGGAGAGAGCCTTGTGTCAAGAATCTGAAGTATGGACCTCGTGCACGAGTTATAGCAGTGCGTATTGGTGAGAGCACCTCTTCGGCCTGTTTCATAGTAGGCGCTGTTGTGACCTGATGAGTTGTCGCCGTGTTAATGTTCAGAAAATAATTCTGTATACACGACGCGTACATTGATTTAGCACCACCTCTTGCTAGGATTAGGTACTGTTTATTGCGGAGTCTTTTCTTTACGTTTTTTATTACGTAACGGACTCTACCGTCGGGCAGTACAACCGGGACAGAACGTTCAACGAACTCAAACCATCCCAAAAGGTCTTCAGCCCATAACTTGAACGTGTCAAGCAAATGCAAATCAGAACCATCTGTTAGAGTTAATTCTGATTCACAAAAATCAACAAAACCTTCAATGGCTCTGTCGTCATAGTAGTACCGGGTATCTTTGATTAAATCGTCTATGAGACACATCTGCATTGAGACTAACTCATTAACGATTATTTCATGTCTTAATACCTTTTCCCTAAACTCCGCATAGTATCTGGGTGTAGCGGTATTACTTAACATTTAATGTCCATCCTTTTAGAACTTTTTATTAGGGTCGTAAGGTAATCCAAGAAGGGGCTGAACTATATCAGAGCCCTTAGTGAATGTTTCTCTTGAACGACCAGCCCATTCCTTGTATCCAAGCGACTTGAAACTATTTCCAACGCCTTCAACGCTTCCGCTGATAATTTCGTTGGTTGTTTTCTTTCCGGAAGAAACTGAATTGAAGAACGAATTAATTCTGTCAGTGTTCTGCGAAGCTTTTGCGTTATTGAAGAAAGAGTTAACCCTATCAGTGTTCTGCGAAGCTTTTGCATTATTGACAGTATTAAAGAAAGAGTTAACAGACTTTGTGTTAAGGTCGGACCTTGGGCCGTTAGCAGCAGGCGTGTTCCAAACGGTTTTACTGGTCTGCTGAGGTTTCTGTCTTGAAGCAACAGCTTTTCCAAAATCTTTCAAATAGTTTCCGTCTTTGTCGTCTTTATAATAACTTTCGTATTGTTTGCTAAGGTCATCTATGCTAATATTATACCCTTTATTTTCCTCTTTTTTCTTAAAGAGTTTTGTTACATTCGCAGGACTAATGTCAATGCCAGCAGCAGCGGCGATACCAGAAACGTTCTTATATAACGTGTAAATTGTACCGGTGACAGCAGCGGCCTTAGCAAGGGTTGTCATGAAATCTCTAGACTTAACATTCTGCTTAGCATTTTGTTCTGCTATCTTTTTGGCATTAGCCATTTCTTTCTTAGTAAGTTTCGCCTGCTTCTTTTCAGCCTTTTCAGCAGCTCTGGCTTCCTGTTTCTCACGCTTTGCAGCATTAGCATTATACCTAAGAGCATCTGTCTTAGCGACTCTAGCCATTGCCGTATCAAACTCTTCGTCAGTAAGATTCTTCCTGAACTTTAGAATTTTCTTAGCATCACCAGACTGCATAACACGCTGCTTCTTACGTTCATACTTAGCATAACGTCTCTTTCCAGCTTCAGTGAGACTTCCATCTGGATTCTGGTACTTACGAATACCCCACTTCATTCCGAGGATACCGTAGTGTTCAAGGTCATCTTCTGAATATCCATTGATCGCCATTAACTCTTCGTTAGTTAGCATTCTCAGTATCCTCCTTTCTTTCGGATTCACTTGGATTATCAATTTTATCCTTGGCATTACGTAACGCTGAAGTTACAAACTTAGGCATTGGTACTCCCATCTTGTCGAGGTTTTCGATTATACTTATCAATTCCATAAATATAACATAACCTGAGACAGCATGTATAAACACGGCAGGGAGCTGCATACCATAAGTAAACAATTCGCCTATAAGTAACACACAGAGTTCTCCAGCTTTATGATTCAAACCTTCTCGCATCTTATACGATTTGAGATGCCCGGTTGCCCACGCATGGATTACACCGGTGAGAATATCAAGCACCATTAAAACTGACGGTATGATTATTACCCAGTAATTGTCTCTGAATGATGCTTTATTAAGAATATCACTAAACTCCATAGCAATCCTCCTTTCTTAAAAAGAAGGACGGCCTGTTAAGACCGCCCCATTCTTCTTTAGTCTTTACGCTCACGAATCATACGAATCTGCTCGTATATGCGCTGCTTCTCGACTTCTGTCATGTCAGGAGTGATTGTTCTCTCAAGAGACTGAACCATCATGTCATTAACACTGTGCCCGCTATAGCCGTTGCCATAACCAGCGTTGTAAGACGGTCCCATCTCTCTACTTGTGAACTGTCCAAGAGAATTTCGTCCGCGTCTCATGGATTCCTGCATCCAGTAGGGTTCTGTGTATGAGTTGCCGTATGATATACGTCTAGACTCTTCATCAGTCCACTGCGCACGTTCCATAGCCTCGATTGTAGCAATCTCTGTCAGAATCTTAACTGCATCCTTCGCACAACAAAGGTCTGCGGGGTTGTTCAGTCCCTTAGATACTATTTCGCCAAGTGCCTTTTCAGCCTCTTCACGAGTTTTGTAAAGTACGTCCTTCATTTACCAATCACTCCTTTCAACCTATTCTTGACACAACGACATTTGCATTGCATACGAGTATCGGTTCTGCCGTATCTGATGTGTTCTCAAGAGCTATTGTGTAACAGCATCCACGAGGAACATCAACCTGAGTAGAACCGGATACACTATTGAACTGTTCAACAGCAGCGGGCGTGGATGCTCCAAGGGAAGCACCGTCAGCCTCGCCCTGAATGGCAACAGCAAGAGAGATTTCGCCAACAGTACCGCCTGTAGGAACCGCAACGTTAGCCTGGTATGTAACCTCGTAACGAGCAGCCGGCGCGCAAGGATTGTTGACGATTCCTCTGAGAGTTATAATTCCAGCGCCTTCTCTGTGAAGCACATATCCTTTATTACAAGGACGTCTTGCTGAGAGCGTAGTAGCCTGATTGTAAGCTACTGTCTGTTCTGGAATACTAATAAACTCAGCCATTTTGAATCCTCCTCTCGACTACTCAGCCTGCGCAACCGTAGCCGTATCCATAGTTGTTGCAATTGCAACCATTAGGATTAGGAACGATGTAAGCAGGGTTGGCCTGAGGACGAAGGTACTGTTCGAGCATAGCGGTCTGAGCAGCGTTGTCTGCAAGGATAACAGCTCTGTCGTTTGCTCTTGCTGCTGCGTTCTCAAGAGCAACAATTCTTGTGTTAGCAGCGTCAAGCTCTCTCTTGTATCCGTCGAGTTCAAGCTGGCAAAGCTTATTATCGAGTCTGTCGAAACCAGCATTCATGGTATCAACGAGCCTCTGTGTATTGTTGTTGCCATTGATGAGAATATCTCTTACGCCGTTGTTGAGAGCGTTGCGGTCTTCGCAATTCTCAGAAAGGACGAGCGCACGTGTCTCAGCAGTAGCAAGACGATTATCGCAACAGCACTGTGCAAGCTGCTGAGAAAGGCCAAACATCTGCTGCATGTTAGCCATCTGTCTGTTTGTAGCACCTGCTTCAACACCTGCGAAACCGCTGCAAAGAGCCTGCTGGTTTGCTGCATTGCCGTTGATAACCGCGCTCTGAACACCATTGATACCACTGATGATGGCCTGTTGGTCGAAGCCACGCTGAATCGCAGAATCACAATTCGTAGCGTTTGTATTATTGTTGTTCATCATAAGGTAGGGAAGCATATCGGAGTTGTTGTTTCCTCTGTTGTTACCCCATCCGCCCATAGCGAAGAGAAGAACCAGAAGCCACCAAGCGCCCATACCGCCGCCCATGCCAAATCCATCATTGCCCATACCATACATAGGCTGTACAGGCATTGTGAATCCGCTATTTTCATTACCGAAACCCATAAGAGTACCTCCATTAGTGTGATGTAGTAGTAAGACTATTGCTAAAACTCTAAACGCGCAAAGGAGTCTCAGTAACTGAAAAAGTGATTAGTATTTTGTGCCCATTACAGCATTCGCCATCTGACGAGCCCATTCGTATCTTTCCTGAGTCACGGTGCCATTTGTCATAGCCTGCTCAAGATACTGCTGGGGTGTCATATTCATCTGCTGTAACTGTTGCTGTAATGCCGCGGACGCCTGCTGAAGTTGTCCCATTGTGTTTTGGTCGAACTGGGGCTGTCTGTTATTGTTAGGTATGTTCATTTGTTAATCCTCTTTTACAAACTCAAGACCAGATATGTCGAAAGTCTGTAAGATTGTTTGCCTTTCCTGTTACTCCGAGGTTGTCAGTAACCTTCTGAACTGCTGTAAGAATAGACATTAGTTTTTTCCTCCTTTGTTTTTATTGAAGTTTTGCTGTGGTGTATTGTTCTGCTGCGATGAAACGAGAGCCTGGACCATCTGTTTAAGTTCGTTCATCTCTGTTTGCATTGCAGAGAACTTTTCTTCATTTTGATTCTGAGGACCGTTTACCGGAAGCACCGACTGAGGTTGCGGTGTCTCATCGCTCAGACCAAAAATTCGAATCGGTTTAAGTATGTTGTTAGGGTCTCTTTCCTTAACATACAACTTCATGTTTGTGAAGTCCGCTAGAAAAGCTGTAACATTGGTTCCAACAAGGAAATTATCAACAGCCTGCCTACCTTCTATAATAGAGAACGTTATAGTCGGAGGAGGTGGATTGTACTGCTGGTTGTAACCACCATAAGGAGGCTGCCCAACCATTTGCTGCTGTAAGTTTGGTACGTTTGGGTTTGTGTTAAATGGTAAATTAGTCATTGGTCCACTCCTTTCCAGTAATATAATACAACCTTTCTACCAGAATCCCACGTGTCGTAGTAATACCCATCCACGACTGCTACGACATGCTCGAATAGAGCCAGGAGGTATTTACCAGTTTGATGCTCATGGCAAAAGTCATCAACGGTGTAGCAGTCGGGACAGGTGTTTGGCATTGGCGTTCTTATGTATCCTAGTTTACTTAGGTATGAAGACCAGACAGCATTTGATGATGGCATGTTATGCATTAGTTTTCCTTCAGCACAAACTCCATCGTAAACTTCTTCCCAAGTCTTTCCTGTTAAAACAGTTATAGCTCGGATAGTGCAATCTGGAACTAGGATTCTGTCTGGATTAACGTTTAAGTAACGGAATCTACTCATACTTTGTTCTTAACATAAACGACGCGTTTTAATGCTTCTAAGTATTCTTTAGTGTTTATTAAAAGGGGATACTCTTCTATCTTAAGATTTGCTTTTTGAGTAAAATATATACAATCCATCAAATCGCCAGCATTAGAAGACACTAATATTATGTATTTGGTTTTGGCATCTAATATTTTTTCAACATTCAAATCTTTATACTTTTTGTCAAAAGTTTCCAGTATGTTTTGAATTTTTGCAATCATGAAACACCACTCCTATCCTAAAAAACGGTAACGCTTTCCCCAGTTGAATGTAATGTTACCATCACCTCGATTTTCGGTCACAGTTCCAAGCGCTAAATTATCATAAGTTTCCCCAGGATTCAAAAAGTTTACAACTGAATCTTCACCCATATGCATCCAGTTTGGATTTGCGTCATTAAGCTTGGTTTTTCGAATAACACCATCGCCATCAAATGCAGTGTCATTACCAAATATCTGCGAAAAAGCGTCTGCGGCAGAAGACCCTTCATACTTCTTCGCAACTTGGCCATCGTATATGTTTAAACTGTCACCAACTTTTTCGTAAACCATCATATGACCTGACGAATGGTTTCCTTTATGACGCACGTCTATAGTTCCATATTCACCATCTTCGGCGTCATCAAATGCTGACAACGCGTCATTACTGTTATCATATGTCGTACGTTCTCCGCCATCAAACCAATAATCCATACATCCATCATAACCGCGATTTGATCGTCCAGCCATAAAATCATATCCTTTTTTAGCTAAAATCATCGCCGCCGAACATTTTGTACAATTATTAGTTGTACCAGGTTCTTGTCCGTATTTAGGATTGACAGTGTTTAAAACCGTATTAAACGCTTCCGAATTATTGTCTATAAGATCTTGCCTGAATCGTTCGTCCCTGAATTGTATTGGCACCCCCCAATGGTCACCATCTGCAAACCTGCCCCAATGCATTTCTACGAAATTGTCCTGTAAGTTTTCATCTTCCGTAAACCTGTCACCCATGCCGGCAAACTTGCTCATTCCAATATTAGCTTTTGCGTATCGTTTTCTACCTAAATCGGTCAGCGAGCCGTCTTTATTCTGGTATCTACGAACGCCCCATTTCATTCCTTTTATACCGTAATGACAAAGGTAATTGTATTCATTAAAATCATTCATACTCCGGGTCAACCTCCACATTCAGGAGCCATTCGGCCCTGTCGATTCTGTCTTTGAGAGCATTTGTGTGATAGGAGTTCTGAGGAGGGTCAAAGGCAAGCTTAACCGAGTCCTGAACATACTGTATCACCATTGCCACATTGCGTTCGTCGGTTCCCATGAAGTCTGCCCATGTCTCTGTTTCATCAGTGATACGGAATCCGCGGGTTCCAACGTTAAGCTGGTTCAAACGCCATAAAGCAGCGTTCGTATGGTCTATGAGTTGAGGGTCAAACGCAGGATTTGCAGCATCGTAACCCACAACATGCTGACGTATTGTCTTGAGGATACTATCCATTGTATCACTCCTTTCGTTATGAAATTTGCATGGGCTATTTTTTTTTAGCGAAGAAACTCACTCAACGCTAATCCCTCCTGTTATTACGTATGTCGGGAAGTCCATACCAATATCACAAAGGTAATACTGATTGTCGTAGGAATCCCAGTATGTGTGAGAGGTGTCAACAGACAAGGTTTCTCCTTTTTTCAACCTCTGCACAATGTTTGATTCATCCATAGCAGGGTTCTCTATGTCTCGTATGACCGAAACTTCATGAGAACCGGTGACCTTAACCTTTGTCATGCTTTCACCTCCACTCGTCTTCTTCGATTCTTCCGAGGTCTATTCCCTGCTTTTTCCAATCTTTAGACTTTTTATTATAAGCTTCGGCAATGTCTTTAGCCATGAGTTCTTTAGCTTCAACAAGCTGTATAACTTCTGCTGGTTCTATAATTATCATTGGCTTTCTTGTAATTTCGCCAGCGTCGTTATCGTCAACTATAGCATTGAAACCGTATCCTTTTAAAATATCGAAATACTTGTTTCGAATCTCTTCTGAATTGTTAAGAGAAGCAGAGAACAACTGAAATGCTCGTTTGTCCTTTTGTATGTCAGAAAGTTTTACATCTTTTGTTATTGTTAAAACTTTATTAATTTCTTCTCTTTGTTCAGGATTCTTTCCAAAGTATTTGTCTCTAATTAAATCGTCATGAATTTTCTTAACAAGGTCAGGGTCATTCTCTATCATTTCAGAGAACACCTTTACTCTAGTCTTTTTATTAGGTGAAACTATGTCTCTCTTAGCCTCGTATGTGAGTTCATATAAATTATAACCGCTCTTTTTGTAATCGTCAACAACATCTTTAAGTTTTGCTTTTGCGTAACTTTCAGGAGTGTATTTGTTAGGGTCAAACATTATGTCTTGAGCATAGATTCCTTTGTAATAGTTTCTATCTGTTTCAAGTTTAGAAACGTACTTGTAGTTATTCTTCTCAGTCTCTTCTTTTTGAGTGCTTATTCTATAAAACTTACTGCCCTTAGAATATATAGACGCATTCGAGCCATAATGTTTCCTACCTTCAGCAGTAAGAGTGCCGTCCTTATTCTGATACCGTCTAATGCCCCATTTCATTCCTTTGATACCGTAGTGCGATAAATAGTCAGACAATTGACTCACCTCCAAGGTATTGTGTCGTTGGCGTAGCGTGGTGTCCAAATCTCTGGCAAACCACTCTCATCGCCGTAGTGTATTGCGTTATGTACTTTGTGAGAACAGCATACGACATTCTCAGGGTCAAAGATGCAAGGGTCTCTGTTTAGCACCTGTTCCTTAGTTAAAGGATTGAGGTGATGAACATAGATTTGTCCTCGTATAGCGTAGTTATCGTCATCGAAGAAAGCAAGTTCATAGCCTTCATCTCTTGCAATAATATCAGAACGAAACTCAAGCCAATCCTTACCGTGATACAGCATCTGGTTAAGCCATCTAGCTCCTGCAAAGGTTGCTATACCTACATCAGAGTGACACTGTAAATATCGAAACCTTTCTTTAAAGTCTCGTATAGAAAGTAACTCAGTATAAGTCCTCTTCATCTACATCACCAGAATATCGTTTGAACGCAGCAATTGCTTCGGTCATGAGTTCTTCCATCTTCTGAGCCTGAGCTATTGCATCTGATTTAGAACGAGTCAATTCTACCTCCGCCTGTAGCTTCTCTCGTTCGAGTCTTTCACGCATTGTACCGAGTTTGAGTATTGCGGTTGTCTCTGACGCTGATGCAGAACCGTCTGCGAGTCTTTTCTCGACTAAATCGTACGCCATAGAGACTAACCGTTTCTCTCTACCTTCATCAGTAATGGCTGGAGGCGGAGTAGTAGAGAGTTTTGCCGTAGGTTCTTTGACTTTCGGCATACTTAACACCTCCATAATATCAGTTTAGTTGTTGTTCGTATGAGTTTTCACATACTTCTTAGGGCTGGCGAGGATGGACATGACTGTTAAACCCGGTGAAAAATACAGAAAGGAGTCATCACAATGAGCCAAATGCGGAACGGCACGAGTGAAAGGTCGGTAACCAGCCCTAAGAAGTATGTGAAAGGTGGACCCCCGAGGTAAAACTTTCTCCAAAAATCTCCTCCGGGGAAAATATCAAG